ATGGAAAACAAAAACTTTTTTAGTATTCGTAAACTATCTATTGGTGTAGGTTCTTGCTTAATCGCGAGTTCTTTACTTGTAAACACGCCAAGTTTTGCTGAAGAAACAGATAATGCGAACATTAATGACGCACAACAAAACGCCTTTTATGAAATTTTACATTTGCCAAACTTAACTGAAGAGCAACAAAATGGATTCATCCAAAGTCTTAAAGATGATCCAAGTGTGAGCAACGACATTTTAGTAGAAGCTAAGAAATTAAATGACACTCAAGCTAAACCTGATTACAGTGAAGCACAACAAAATGCATTTTATGAAATTTTACATTTGTCAAACTTAACTGAAGAGCAACAAAATGGGTTCATCCAAAGCCTTAAAGATGATCCAAGTGTAAGTAAAGAAATTTTAGCAGAAGCTAAGAAGTTAAATGATAGTCAAGCACCTAAAGTTGATAAAGCTAAAAAAACTGACAAAGCTGAAGCGAAAGCAGATGATAAAGCTAAAGGTGAAGAAGCCAAAAAATCTGAAGACAAAAAAGATAGCAAAGCAGATAAGGCAAAATCGAAAAACGCTACACATGTTGTTAAACCTGGTGAAACTTTAGATAATATTGCTAAAGATCATCATACAACTGTTGATAAAATTGCTAAAGATAACAAAATAAAAGATAAAAATGTGATTAAACTAGGTCAAAAACTTGTTGTTGATAAACAAAAAGCAACTCAAGGAAAACAAGAAGCTGTAGCGAAAAATGAAGTGAAGGCTTTACCTAATACTGGTGAAAATGATGATATCGCATTATTCAGCACAACAGTTGCGGGTGGCGTAAGTATCGCTTTAGGTTCATTATTATTAGGAAGAAACAGAAAAACTAGCTAAGACTAAAATTTTCTATACTATAAAAAATTAACTGTGATAGTAGTGTTCAAGTGCTACGTCACAGTTTTTTATTTTGCCATTAAGTAGAAAGCGCATCTAAATATAAGAATATTTTAGAAGTTAGTGCTATAAATTAAGGGTATTCGGATTTTATGGTGGAAAAGGGCTTATAAATCACCCTTCTCCAAATTCTTAATAAGTGTGGAAAAATCGACGCCAAAGTTGTCTGTAATGTTATGATCATTCACTTCATACCAATTGAAATTATCGTGTAACATAGCTTTATTGAAAGCACTTGAATTAAATCGTGGCTTACGCTTTTTATGGAGCTTCTCATTGAAAAGGATTTTGGCTCGTAAGGCATCAAACGAGTAACCTCTACCCATTCGCTCTACCTGCCTAATAATGCTGTTAATTGACTCCGTATAAGCGTTAGTGAGCCTTTTATCAAAGTAGTTGAATATTTCGACATGCCAGTTGTCTACGGCTCTCACGAGGTTTTTATATGCATCTTTAGAGTTACTGGACATACAACGGTGTCTCCATTGACTATAACGAAGACGACCTTCATCTGAATCAGGAGTATCCCATATCCAGTAAAACTCTTCTTTGAGTTCATAGGCTTCTTTTAAGGCAGGGAGATTACCTAACCAAGTCTCTAAGAGGAATGATTCACGTTCATTTAGATCGTGTTTACGCTTTAGAAGGATAAACCTTTCACGCATAAGGGTACGTCTTTCTTTTTGGCTCATATGAGCTTTCAAAGACTTTCTGACGTTATCTAAGGCTTGATTAGCCATTCTAACTACATGAAACTTATCTACGACCACTTTAGCGTGTGGAAGGATAGTGTTCACTGCGTCTTTGTAGGGCTTCCACATATCCATTGTGACGTACTCAATATAAGTCCTGTCACTGATTTCTGAAAGACGTTGGATGACTGTTTCCTTGTTACGGTTAGGCTTGATGTCATAAATAGTCCTGCGTTCAATATTAGTCAATACAAGCCGAGGTCTTCGGATAATATGTATCTCGTCTATCCCAAGCCACTTAGGAGTTTCAAACTGGTATTCACGTTCTTTGAGTGCCACATAGTCCTTAAAAACGTTCCTAATAGTTTTCTCGTCAACGCCAACGCTTTCTGCGACTTCTACAAAGGTCTTAGACATGGATTGCTCTTGAATAGACTTTAAAAGCCTTTTGGTCATACTACGCTTTTCATCTACAGATACTAGGCGTTCCCAGAAGGTAGATCCGCATTCACGACACTTGTATCGTCTACGGTTCAATTGTAAGCCCACTCGCTTTAAACGAATGGGCAAATCCATAATTAGTTGATTTCTTGAACTGTGTTTGTACAATTTGTCAAAACCACATTCAGGACAACGTTCAGGTGATCCGACTGCTTCAACTTTAAACATCATATCGATTTCATTTTCTTGTGGTGATTCTATTGTTTTAATGTCTGGTAGGGATAACAAAAACCTTGAAAACACGGTGTTTACAGCATTCTTGGGACGTTTCGGGGACGTTCTGCCTAAATTACGTTTAATAATGATACGGCTTTTTTGTTTTCTTCCTCGAAGCTCTCTTCTAACAAATGGGAGTAAACTTCAAGAGTGACTTTAATATTTTTGTGTCCTAACCTTTTGGATATATATTGTATTGATACGCCTTTAGACAATAAAAAGGAACAATGTGTGTGTCTGATCGCGTGTGATGTTATTTTTTTAATTCCTAACTTTTCACATGTGTTATTCAAAGATTTGTTGACCGCATTAATAGTAATCTTATCAAACACCCTCCCTGATATATTTTTTGGTTTTTTATTTATCCAATGCATTATATACTTCATGTCCTCGTGAGCTATTTCAACAGTTCTTGCTGATGTATCAGTTTTTTGTTCATCGATAAAGATAGTATTATTTTGAAGTTGATGAAGTCATTACTTTAATTTATAGCACCACTTATACGACATCCAGTCGCTACCATAATAAATAATACCATTGATGATTTGCTACCTTGTTTTTTTAATTCGCTCTTTAAATTTTTGAAATCATTCAATGATATAAACTTATCATCTTCTTTCTTTTCGGGTATGCAACCAGTGTAATTTATTTTATAAGCAAAGTTCTTTTTTAACAACCCTTCATGGACAGCGTCGTCTATAGAAGTTTTTATTTTACCATTTAATTTACGAATAGTTTCTTTAGAATGAGTTTTGGAAAAGTCATTAATGAACTTTTGATACTTGGTTTTTGTAATGGAATTTAACTTAAACAATCCTATTTCGTGTTCATTTAAATGCTTTTGAATGGTTTTATATGAGTCATATGTTTTGGTGGTAACATTCGGAAGTATATAAGTTTCTGACCATTCTTTGAAATAATCGTAAAGAGTTATTTCGTTGTTGATGATAAGTCCATCTAATAAATCATTTTTAGCTTTTGTTTCAGCCTCAGTGGCTTCACGTTTGGTTTTAAAACCTTTCTTTTTATATCGTTTACCTTCATGGCCGAAATCGTAATACCACTTATTCCCATATTTTCTAACACTCATTTACACCACTCCTCAAAAATATAAAAATAATAAGGTACGTGGAAGGTACCGTGAATTATAAATATTGGTTATTAGTAATTAATATATTGATAAATACATGTTATAATTAAAGAAAAAGTAGGTGAAGATTTGGAAATAATTTTATTATTGTGTAGTTCAGGTGTTGCAGGGTTATTTACTTATATTTATTTAGATTATTTAGCATTGTTCGATACTGAAAAGTTAGAAACTAAAAAGATGTTTACTATAATGTTTTCATTGTATTAGTATTGACTTTTTCATATTAATAAAATCAGTNTATANAANTATGGGTTTCTAATGAAATAATTTCGATTATTTTGGCGTTAATAATTGCATCTTTAGTTATAATTTGCGTTTTAAATAAATTCATCTATGTTAAAGCGATTAAGTTTTTTAGAGTAATGATGAATAGCTCCAGAAAAAGCATGAATTTAAATCCTTTAACTTTTCAACATTCGATAGATAATATTTTATCTGTGGAAGACTATGTTTATTATATAGAATGTTATAAAGATGAATATGTTAATGTACCATCAATGTACGGATTACTAAAACATCATCAAATAGATGAAAATCAAGATGTTAGTTTTGTAATTTCTACTACTAAAAAATTTGATAATAAAGTGTTAAATCAATCTCAAAAGTATTATGTTTATTCATAAATCGAATTCTAGCAACTTCTATAAAATATATGCTTTTAAAAAGTAGTCACTTTCTATCTTTCTTGTAATCATCTCCAAACATTTGCTCCAATCGACTTTCGGATGGCAAAATGTGTTCTTGATTGTGATTTCTATAATTTTTCTTTAATGGCTCGTTACTTCGCTTTTCAAAGTTACCACCACCAGCTCCAGCCCTATCGGACTGTTTTGGTGGTGTATTTTGCTTTTTATTATCTTTATCCATTAAATTTCCTCCAATCCAATTTAAAAGGGTAGTCGTGCTAGCCTGGAAATTATTCGAAACTTGAAACTATAAGACTACGCACATTACTGTCATCAGATAGTGATAAAGTGACGTAATAATCGTTTTTTTATTTATAGTAAGATATTTCCAACTTTAAACCATAATTCTTTTCTTTTGTTACTATTCTTTCTTCAATATAATCAAATTCTTTATATTTCCCACCATAAATATAAGCGGTACAAGATACTATATTATTGAAATAATCGTTTAAATATTTGGCGTTTTCACTAGGAACATACCCAACATTAAAACTACCATAATCGTTAGACACCATAACTTTTATAGCATTTGAATCGTACATGTTATTTGGTTCTTTTTCTAAATAAATCCCAGGGACTTTTTCATAATTATCTATTTCAAATATTACCCCTCCAAATTCAAGCTCATCTAACAATTCCTTCCCTCTTAAATCCTCATATAAGAAAAAGAATTCTTCATTCTTTTTCATAGAATTTATCATTTTTTTCAGCTTTTTGTGTCTGTTTTCATAATTCAAACCAACTACGATGAACGAATCTTGAACAATATTATCAGTTGTTTCGGCCTCATCGTTTATTAAATCGTATTTTTCTAAATTATTTGGTTTTATAGAAGCGATATCATGGTGTGTCAGTTGAAATTCTGATTCTTTATGTAATTGTAAGTCTTTCAATTCTTTTTCCTTAGAGTTTAACAAATCTTCTTGTACTTTTAACGCCATTTTGTGTTCATTAATTGCTTGAGATAAAACTTCTATAGCTATAACAGATTCAACATTAGTGAATTTAAATGTTAAGTTCTTAGATGAATTATCATAAGTTAAGTTGATATTATTTGTTATAAATGTTTTTTTAGTAGAAATAGAGTTTATATCAGACCATGGAATTACATATATAAAATTCTTTTTTTCACATACAAAAGCTATCTCTTTGAAAGAAGATATAATTGAACCGTTGTATTCTGTTCCTTGATAATTTGTTGATCCAGTTGTTTCTATAATAATTCTGAAATCAGGAAATTTATTTAAAAGTGAATCTTTATCCCTTTGTTTAGCTTTCATAATTAATTCCTCCTACAATATAACTTTTCCTGCTACTTTAATATCGTGACTACTATCAAAATTTAAGTCAGGATATTTTGAGTTCAACGAAACTAAACGTATACCTTTGTCACTGATGAACACTTTTTTTAAATAAGCCTCACCGTCAATAACAAAGATGCCGATTTGACCACTATTTATTTGCTTTGTTTTATCGATAAAGATAATTTCTTTATCTTCGAACAATGGTTCCATAGAATCGCCGTTGACCTGCAATGCAAAGTCGTGGTTAGGTATGTGCCCGTTGTATTGTGTCGTGAACTCTACACCGTCTATTAGTGTTTCTCCAGTACCTGCTGAAGCATAACCGTATACAGCAACTTCTTCGGATATTATATTGTGTGAATTTATATGTAAGACTTTGTTATTTTGTTCATTTAATTGTTCATTAGCAAAGTCCAGTACACGTTTTTGGCGGGGAGGTGTGAGTTGGTCGTATATGGAAGTGATTGAGTTTTCTATTTCTCTGTTTTTAGATATATCAAATCCCATAAGCCAAGCTTCATTGACGTTTAAAGCTTTTGCTAATTCAAAAACTTTATCTTGTTTAGCTTCGTATTTCCCATTCAAATAATCGCTAATCGAATTTCTTCCAATACCAGTTCTTCTTGATAACTCTGATTGAGATATTTTTCTTTCAGACATAATTTGCTTTAATCTGTCTTTAAAACTGTTCATATTTCTGAACACCTCCTAAAAGTATAATACTACTTATAGCAAGGTTAATCAATTATTTTTAACAAATTTTGTACAGAAAAATGTATTTTATGTGTTGACTTATCTTAACAAAGGTGGTTTAATTGTTTTGTACAGAAAACCGAACAAAAAGGAGGTATGATTATGACGTACAACTTCGATTATGATTTGCTGTACAAAAGAATGGAAGAGTACAGATATAGCCAAAGTTCGTTAGCAAACGCAATCCCTATTTCAAGAACTTCTATTAATCATAAATTACAAGGTAAAAATTTATTTACTCAATGGGAAATTAAACGAATCTGTGAATTATTAGATATTCCTCCTGCAAAAGTAGGGAAATATTTTTTTAAACAAAATGTACAGAAAACCGTACAAACAACTTAAAGGAGGGCAAACAATGAAAGAATTCAACGAAAAATTATATGAATTATTAGTAAAGGAACAAAAAGGGCTGATAGAACCAATTGAATGGTCTCAAGTAAATGAAGAGTTAAGTGATGACGAAACTATCATTACCACAAAATTTAAATACAAAGCCCCTACGCCAAATAAGCATAAGGACTAAAAAAATTAAAATCTAGGCAAACTGAGTAGGTTATCTGATTCAGTTCCATTTCCTACAGTGCGGATGTAAGGAAAGCGGTCTGCTGGATGAACAGACTCGACAATAGCAGTAGAACTGTAAGAAGTTGTATAGAAATATTCCATTCCACTATCCAAATATTTTACAACTTGAGCAACAGTTTCAGAAACGCCATTATGCAATAACACTTCACTGATTTTTTCAGTTCCAGTGTTTGCATTACTAGTTAACCTAATCTTTTTAATTTCATAAGACATGTATTATCCCCCCAATCTGATGCAGTAGCATCAAAAGAATTATAACACAAATAAGTTTAATACAATTTATTTGTTTGAAATATACAAGTATACAAGAAAGGAGCATTTAAAAATGCAAGAATTACAAACATTTAATTTTGAAGAATTACCAGTAAGAACATTAACGATTAACGATGAAGCGTATTTTGTGGGTAAAGACATTGCTGAAATTTTGGGTTACTCGAAAGCTCGAAACGCTATAGCTAAGCACGTTGATTTTGAGGATAAAAAGGACGCCCCAATTCAAGGCCCCCTTGGTGGAACTCAAAAAATGACAATCATCAACGAATCAGGACTATACAGCTTAATCTTCTCATCAAAACTAGAATCAGCAAAACGCTTCAAAAGATGGGTAACATCAGAAGTTTTACCAGCCATTCGCAAACACGGAATCTACGCAACTGACAATGTGATTGAACAAACACTAAAAGACCCAGACTACATCATTACAGTATTGACTGAGTATAAGAAAGAAAAAGAACAAAACTTACTTTTACAGCAAGAAATCGGAGAGTTGAAACCTAAAGCAGATTATGTAGACGAAATTCTAAAATCTCCAGGAACTATGACAATAACTCAAATAGCTGCTGACTACGGGTTATCTGCACAAAAATTAAACAAGTTACTTCATAAAGCGCGTATCCAACGTCGAGTAGGTAAGCAATGGATTTTATATACAGATCACATGAACAAAGGTTACACAAAATCTGAAACAATTAATATCGTACGTTCCGATGGTACACCGGACACACAACCACAAACTAAGTGGACACAAAAAGGTAGATTGAAAATTCATGAAATACTAACAGACTTCGGCTATGAAGCAGAAGTAGTCGAAATTTAACACCACAATCTAACAACCAAATTAAGGAGGCGGAAGAATGAATATTCAAGAGGCAACAAAGTTAGCAATGAAAAAAGGTATCGCTATTAGACGAAAGAATCAAGGCGTATACGGAATATTACCAACGAATTTGGTTAATTACCAGTGTCTAATTATCTCGAAAAATTACAAAACAAAAGGGCAAACCGCCGGCGCTAGGTGGCAGCCAAGCGCCGACGATTTAATTGCAGATGATTGGGTTCTAGATTATTAGTTTTTTCAAGTCAGAGATAGCTTTTAACAATAATGAATAATTCTTATTAGTTTCATTTTCACAATAAGCTATTCCTTTGTTAGATAAAGCTAATGCAGCAAAACCATTATCACCCTTAGCAACTGTTGCGAATCCGTATCTACCTAATTGGTGAACCGAGGAAACATACTTATCAAAATTCATACCCAAAAAGTAATTATAATGTGATTCCTCATCACTACCAAAATACGATGCAGTGTTAATAGATACCCCATCTTCAATCCTATCTAAATAAATTTTATAGAGATGGAGTATCACGAACTTACTATCGGAAGTAAGCATACTTCTCACCTCCTTTCAATAGGAGATAAGAAAAGTATAGCACAACAAAAAAATAAGGAGCTAGCTAACATGACAACTAAAACATTTTGGTACATGGACGACCTTATAGAAGAGGTCGGGAGAGGCAGAAAGTGGATTAAAGATAACATCTTAAATATTCCTAAATTTAAAAAGGAAATTGAAGAATTCTCGCACTATCCTATCAACAACAATGATGAATACATTTTTGTTGGTAGTAAAATGAAAAACTGGCTTGAAGATAATTTCAAAGAAATCGAGCGTCTCAAATATATGTAAGGAGGTGATCAACATCAAACACGCATTAGCAATTTTCAACACTGTTGCTGTAGCCATCGTACTAACAACAATACTCGCTTTTGCAGACGTATACTTCACTACACTATTATTCGTTGTCATCATTGCAGAAGCGGTGACGTATAACTTAACTAAGTATGTGTACGAAGCATTAAAAAAGACTGAGTGCTAGCTGCAACTAGCAAACAGTCGAGGATAGTAATTTCGCATAAATATCTATCCTCAATATACAACGAAACAGGAGGATAAGCAAATGTATTTTCCGAACGGAGAAGAATTTTCAGGAATCATCGAAGTTGAAGGCTTCAAATTCCGTAAACACGTAACAAGAGAAGATGATTATATCTTGATTGAAGTTACTGACATGACATACAAAATCATCGCAGAAACGAAAGTATACGATGTCTCAGATGTAGACATCGCACAAGAAGTTATTAACGCAGCCATTTACGACTTTATCGAAAACGAAACAGATGAGCTAGACAAAATCATGGCACAACTCATAAAAAACTAGGAGGAATAAACATGGAAAAAGAAAAAATGTTAAGTATTGCAAATAAATTGAATCTTTATCTTGCACTTTCAGAAGTACACGCCTTCGTTCAATTTTGCCGATCGAGTGCTGGTAGTTTTTCTGTCCATTTCACTCACTTCGACGAAAAATACCCTTACAACAATAAAACGCTTTTTATTTATGACTGGCAAAGTGATGAAAGAATCGAAAGTCTAGTCACTAAAATTAAAAAAGTTATTTTAAGGGAGGAGTTACTCGATGACGACACTATTTAATCTTAAAGATGCCTATCAACAAGTTTATGACCTCATCGCTGAACAGGGCGAAGAATCAGCTTTAATCGATACGTTACAAAGCATCAATGACGCTTTAGAGGACAAACAATGACTAATACATTAACAGTAGATCAATTACAAGAGTTACTAAAAATACAAAAGGAATTTGACGATAGAATACCGACTAAAAATTTAAATGACACAGTAGCAAGTATGATAATTGAATATGTTGAGTGGGTAAACACTCTTGAATTTTTTAAGAATTGGAAAAAGACTCCTGGAAAAGATTTAGATACTCAATTAGATGAATTATCTGATTTCCTAGCATTCAACTTGCAGTTAGCATTAGAAGTTATTGACGGCAATGAATTAAATGAATTTATTGATGTTATGGTTAATTTAGTAGAAGAACAAGAAGACTTACCTAGGTTGCATTCAGTATATTTTGTACATGCACTGCATACTTTGACAGGTCAGTTTGTTAATGGGATAGACAGTTCGATTGTACAGGTTATTGTAATGCCATTTTTATACGCTAACCAATATTACTCAATCGAACAACTCATCGACGCATACAAAAAGAAAATGGAGCGTAATCATGCAAGACAAGACGGTACAGCAGACAAAGAAAAAGGATACGTCTAAAAACATACTACAAAAAGTAAAAGAGGTGCTGAATAAATGACTCAATACTTAATCACTACATTTACAGACTCAACAGGTCAAACTTTCACAGAAGCAACTAAAGCGCGTGAGAATCAAACGTTTAGTGTTGTGTTAGCAGAAAGTAAAGAGGAAGCGCTGGAGATATACACGAACGATAAAGGGTGGCAAGATTTTATAAAGACGCTTAAGGAGGAAACAGAATGGGATTAGCTGAATTATTAACAATTGTATTTGTCGTTTTAAAACTAACTGGGGTTATTGATTGGTCGTGGTGGTTAGTACTTCTGCCTGAGATTATAGCAATCTTGATATATACTGTATTGTTTATTATCACCGTTGTCTATGCAAGAATGCAGAACAAAATATTCATGAGTAAATACGAACGCGCAGCTAAACGAACACGTAATAAACATGAAGAATATTTAAAGCGACGTCAAAAATGGTTTGAGAATCATAAATTAGATAGAGGTGAAAAGAAATGAAATACATCATCACAACAGCACTGATTTTATACATTGCGTACGACTATTACATTCGTTTAACCGCTAACGACGACATAGACACATTTAATCTACAAGATCATATTGATTTAAATAATATACGAGCGGAGGTAACAGACTAATGATGTTAACTATAACAACAATAAACAATAAAACATATTATGCGTTTTATAACACGCGGGTTGAACATATTGTATTGAAGGATTTGAATAATAAAAAATTCATCAAAGTCATTGATTCTAATGGGCATAAAAACTTTCTACAAACATCTGTTATTGAAAACGTTTTAGTTGATGATAGTAAAGATGCGCTAGAAAAATTTGAGAAGCGTGCAGAGGTGTCGGACTAATGTGGATTATCATAGCGGTAATATTAGGCATTCTGTTACTTATCGAAATGAGGATTAGTTCAAGGCTTAAAAAAGAGTTAGAGATTTATCGGAATGCTTATATTAAATTAAGCAATGCTATTATTAACGGAGGGAAACATGACTGAGATTAAACCTGGAACTTTCAGATATATAGAATCAGAAATATATAATCTTGAACAAACGAAAGAAGATATTAAACGTTTAAGATTAGAGATATTTAATCCAATGCAATCGGCAGATGAGAATATCGTGTATGGTCCGCTTCAATCAGGTGAACCGACACGTACTACTGAATTGATGGCAACACGTTTGATGACTAATAGAATGTTACGAAATCAAGAAGAGATGGTACAGGCAATTGAACGTACGTATAGCAAACTATCAGATGAATACAAGAAAGTTATCTATCTGAAATACTGGGCACCAAAAAAGTATAAGATGGAACACATTGCTGATGAATGTCACATGCACAGGAACACGGCAGGTAAGATACGAAAGAACTTTGTAAAGGCTGTCGCATTAGAAGTAGGAATGAAATAAGCGTGTGCATAGCGTGTGCATAGCGTGTATTATTTAATGATATTATAGTAGTGTGGAAATCAAAGACATACTATATTATTCGAGGACTGGGATATACTCCTGGTCCTTTTTGTTTGGAGGCAGGCAATGGAACTGAATAAGTATCAGTCGCTTAAAAAACCGTTAGACAAACAATCGCATTTACTTATGTTAATGCAATCGGTCGGCGAGTTGTCTAATGTATATCAATCAGATGACAACGATATAGATCGTTTAACTTTAGTGCTAGGCGATGTGCTAGAACATATTACATCTATTGCGACATTAAACAATATTCCTCTTGATGTTGTGGCAGGACTTAGCGTTAACTCATATCAACTTGAATTACACAAAGTGATTAACAAAGGCGATGTAGTTACGTACAACAAACAGAAGTACATTGTGCATGACATCATAAGTAATCAAGTATTAATTGCTAACCAAACAAACGATTTAGTTGTCGACATTAAAGACATTGGAAGGTGATTGTAATGGCAATCATGAGACGATGTAATCATCCGACATGTAATACATTAATACATCATAACGAACGTTATTGTGATAAGCATAAAACGTATACAAACGATAAATACAACGATGAAAGGCAACGTAATGATCCAGAATATTTAAGATTCTATAAATCGAAGCAGTGGCAGAACATGCGTGAATTAGTGATGTTAGAGAATGATTATTTATGTAAATCATGTGGACGACAAGCTGATGTTGTAGACCATATTATTCCAACAAAAGTTGACTGGTCAAAAAGATTAGACAAAAACAACTTACAACCGTTATGTAACGAATGCCACAACAGAAAAACAAAGAGAGAAGTCCCCCGCGCAAAATGACGGGGGTGGGGAAGAAAGGCTCGGAGAACGGCGCCCACTCTTCTTCTTAAAGATTTCCCTTTATTTTTTTATTTTTAGTAGGAGGTGCTAATTTATGGCTGGAAGACCTAAAAAATTACTTCTTAATTCCAATAAAAATTATACGAAAGAAGAAATTATCGAAAAAGAAAGGCAAGAAGCTGAATTGAATAAATTTTCTAAAATAAGCAGTGAACCACCTGAGTTTTTAGATGAAATCGCTAAAGAGGAATACAGACGTATTATTCCGCACATGCAAGAATTGCCGATTTCAACTTTAGATCAAGCGCAAATTGCACAGTATTGTAGTTTTTACAGTGATTTTGTGCAGGCAAGTCGTTTGATAACTAAGACAGGTGGTGTGGTTATTGAAACGGAGAAAGGTTCAAAAGTTAATCCCGCATTTACAGCAAAAGAGAAAGCCGGTACACGAATGCAACAAGCAGCAAACACGTTAGGATTAACGATTGATAGTCGATTGCGTATCGTTGTGCCAGAAGAAAAAGAAGATGATGACCCATTTAAACAATTTGTGAGTGATGAGTAATGGATTATGTAACACTTTACGCTCAAAAAGTTGTGAGTGGGGAAATATTGGCGAGTAAAAAGAATATTGCGGTGGCAAGTCGCCATTTAAACGATTTGAAAAACCCACCAAAAGATTGCTACTGGGACGTTGAGAAGGCAAACAAGGCAATCAAATTCATCGAGATGTTACCTGACCCTAAAACGAATGAACCTATGCCTTTAATGCTCTTTCAGAAGTTTATCGTAGGGAGTATTTACGGTTGGCGTAGAAAAGGAGGTTTTAGAAGATATACAAAAGCGTATATCAGTATGTCGAGGAAGCAGGGGAAGTCGCTTGTCGTGTCAGGTATATCGCTCAACGAATTGCTATTTGGTCAATATCCTAAATACAATCGTCAAATATATGTGTCATCATCCACATACAAACAAGCGCAAACGATATTTAAGATGGCAAGTCAACAAATCAAATTGCTACGCTCTAAAAGTGATTACATTCGAAAATCGACAGACGTACGCAAAACGGACTTAGCACACATTGCATCAGAAAGTGTGTTTGAACCACTGTCAAACAATCCTGATGCGGTAGATGGTAAAGACCCTACTGTTGCGATTTTAGATGAGTTGGCAAGTATGCCAGACGACGAGATGTATTCGAGGTTCAAAACAGGTATGACTTTGCAAAAGAACCCTCTCACTCTCTTGATTTCAACGGCAGGCGACAATCTGAACAGTCAAATGTATCAAGAGTACAAATACATTACTAAAATACTTTCAGGAGAAGTTAAGGCAGACAGTTATTTTGTTTATTGCGCTGAAATGGACTCAGAAGATGAGGTTAACGATGAATCGCAGTGGATTAAAGCAATGCCACTACTCGAATCGAAAGAGCATAGAGATACTATATTGCGTAACATTAAGTCAGATATTCAAGACGAGCTTGAAAAAGGTACATCGTTTCATAAGATTCTGATTAAAAACTTTAACTTGTGGCAGGCGAACAAAGAAGATAGCTTAATTAATATTTCCGAATGGGAATCAGTCGAAGTTAATAAAAATGAATATAATCTTTACGGTCGTGATGTTTATATTGGTGTCGATTTATCGCGTTTAGACGATTTGACTTCTGTCGGTTTTATTTTCCCGAACGACAATGAATCGGTATTAATCGATAGTTATTCGTTTGTAGGTTTACGAACCACATTAGAACAAAAATCGAAGCGGGACAAGATTAATTATGAATATATAATTAATCAAGGCGAAGCGGAAACAACAACTTCAGAAAGTGGCATGATTGATTACAAACGTGTGATTGAATATATTTTGCAAGTCGTTGAAGAATATGATTTAAATGTTATAGCTGTTTGTTATGACCCGTGGAATGCACAGTCGTTTATTACGAGTTTAGAAACGATGATGATTGATTGGCCATTAATAGAGGTTGGACAAAGTTTTAAAAGTCTATCACAAACAATTAAGCAATTTAGAATGTGGGTAGCAGATAAAAAAGTAAGGCATTTTGGAAACCATCTTCTTACAATTGCCGTTAATAACGCGGTATTGATGTATGACGGTGAGGATAATGTAAAAATCAATAAAAAATTAAACAGACAGAAGATTGACCCTATTATTTCGGTTATTACTGCATTTAGCGAAGCGAGAATGCATGAGTTTGAGACGGATTGGTCATCTATTTATGAAAGTGAAGAATTTGGTTTTTAGGAGGTGACGTTATGAATTTCGATAAAATATATACGTTTTTAAAGTTATTGGTTGCTAATATTGTTAGTATCCTTTTTTTATTGGGATTAATCACGGTCAATATTGCAGTATACATCGGTTATGGCACAGTGATTGGATTAATTGTAACAGGTTCATTCCTGATTATAATCGCACTGATTATTGACCGCGAATCTAAAGAAAGGAGGTAAACTAATTGGGAATCTTTTATAGAGAAAAACGAGATTTACAATATAACGAAGATGATTTGCAAATGATGGTACAAACGTTGCCTGGCTTTCAAGGTCAACCCATACGAAACTATACAGATGTGGAAGCTATTCGACACAGCGACATCTTTACTGCTGTTATGATGATTGCTTCTGATTTAGCACGAATGCCGATTCGTCTAACGAACAATGGTGAGATTGATTTTAATAATAAGATTACTAAACTATTAAACATTCGTCCTAATCCTTTTTATAACGGCTATATTTTCAAATTAGTTGTGTTTGCTAATTCATTGTTGACTTCTCATGGGTACGTTGAAATCGCAAGGGATAACAAAGGTAATCCGATTAATCTCGCATTTCGAAAAACGTCTGAAATCGAATTGAAATTAAGTCCATCGGGTCGTTACTTTTATGAATTTAAGAAGATTGACGACAATGGCAAATCGACGTCAAGAAAGATTAAGTTTGAAGATATGATTGACATCAAGTTTTATTCTTTAGACGGTATCAACGGATTGTCTGTACTCGACACTTTAAGTAAAACTATTGATGCAGACAACAACGGTAAAGACTTTCTCAACAATTTTTTGAAAAACGGTACACATGCCGGCGGAATCTTGAAGATGAAAGGCGTTTTAAACAACAAAGAAGCGCGTGATCGTGCTAGAAAAGAATTCCACAAAGCGTTTAGCGGAACAAAACAGGCCGGAAAAGTTGTTGTATTAGATGAATCAATGACTTTTGAGCAATTAGAGGTCGACACCGAAGTTTTGAAGCTCATTCGTGAAAATAAATCTTCTACACGTGAGATTGCAGGTGTTTTTGGAATACCACTTCACAAATTCGGTATTGAAACAACGAATATGAGTATTACAGATGCAAATCTTGATTACTTATCAACGTTAAAGCCATACACAACATGTGTGTGTGCAGAGTTGAATTTTAAGTTCAATGATGAACGCAGTGATGTCATTCGTGAATTTAAGTTCGACACGACTGAAATACGTGTGGTTGATGAGAAAACGCAAGCTGAGATTGACAAGATTAATCTTGATAGTGGTAAAACGAACATTGATGAAGTTCGTAAACGCGACGGTCTACCTCCTATTCCTGGTGGAAAGGGTAGCATACATCGTGTGGATTTAAACCACGTAAATATTGATTTAGTTGATGATTATCAGATGAATAAATCGCGTGGTACTGATAATAAATTGAAAGGTGGTGAGGAAAATGGAGAAGGAGACGAGAACAGGTAATATCGTTGAAGTACGTTCTAACGACGATAATGATATGTTTATTGAGGGCTATGCACTAAAATTCGATACGTGGTCGGAAAATCTAGGTGGTTTTAAAGAAACCATCTCAAAACAAGCGTTAGAAAATACTGATTTATCAGACGTACGTTGTTTAGTTGACCACTTGCCATCTCAAATCATTGGTAGAACGACGGCGGGCACACTCGATTTAACTATTGATGATACAGGTTTAAAATATCGTTGTAAACTACCTAACACGACATTCGCGCGAGACCTATACGAAAATATGCGTGTAGGTAACATCAATCAATGTTCATTTGGCTTTATGCTTGATTCCGACGGCGATGAAATGCGCTTTGATGAAAAGGAAGGTATTTACAAACGTACATTAAAGGCAATTCGGGAACTGACAGATGTGTCCGTTGTAACATATCCCGCTTATAAAGACACAAATGTAAAACCGGCACTCAGAAGCATCGAAAATTTTGAACACGAAAAACGCAAAAACGAAATCAGACAACGACTTGAAAAATTGAAAACTCGGTGAAGTTGAACACCGTAAAAAAATACAACCATAAGACGTTTTAGACGTCTGTTTTTTTATGTAAATTTTAGGAGGAAAACAAATGGATAAAATTGAAATTTTGCTTGGAAAAATTGAAGATACCAAGCGTCAAATTGATTTAAAAGTTAAATTTGCAACACGTGCACTTGACAATGACGAGTTAGAAAAAGCGGAAAAATTAGAACAAGAAATCGCTGATTTACGTTCTGAATTGAAAGATAAGGAAGAGGAATTAGAGAAATTGAAAGAAGAAGAAGAAAACGCAGAACCTGAACCGGTTACCGTTGAAAATAATGGACGTTCTACACGCTCACAATTCAACGCGTTTGATTTAGGCGTAATGCCTGAAACGAAAGTAACTTCACAAGAAGTGCGTGACTTTAAAGCTTATTTAGAATCACGTGATGACATTAAAGGTGGTGCACTTAAAACTGATTCAGGTTTCGTCGTTATTCCTGAAGAAATCGTTACGGACATCTTTAAGTTGAAAGAAGTTGAATTCAACTTAGATAAATATGTAACAGTTAAAAAAGTCACTAACGGTTCAGGTAAATACCAGTAGTGCGTCAATCAGAAGTTGCTGCGCTCCCTGAAGTTGAAGAACTTGCTGAAAACCCTGAACTTGCTGTAAAACCTTTCTTCGAATTAGCATACGACATCAAAACTCGTCGTGGTTATTTCCGTATTTCTCGCGAAGCAATCGAAGACAGTCAAATCGATGTGTTGAAAGAGCTTAAACTTTGGTTAGCGCGCACAATCGCAGCAACTCGTAACAAAGCAATTATCGATGTCATTCAAAATGGTGGTCCAGGCGAAAAAGGTGGAACGACTAAACTTCAAACGGTTGTGGCTGACGGTATTGACGGATTGAAAGACGCCGTAAATTTAAACGTAAAGCCTAATTACGAACATAACGTAGCAATCGTGTCACAAACGATGTTTGCGAAGTTAGATAAATTGAAAGACGCTAACGGTAATTACTTAATCCAACCAGACGTGAAAGAAAAATCACAACAACGCTTGTTAGGTGCTAAAGTTGAAATTTTACCTGACGAAATGCTTGGTGAAAAAGGTGATGAAAAACTTATTTTCGGTAACTTAAAAGATGCATTAGTGTTATTCGACCGTTCACAATATCAAGCCTCATGGACTGACTACATGCATTTTGGTGAGTGCTTAATGGTAGCAGTGCGACAAGATGTGCGCATCTTAGACTACAAAGCAGCTATCGTTATCGACTACAAAGAGTCAGAACCTGAAGAAGATGAATTACAAACAATTTAAAAGGAGGGAGTAAACAATGGCTAAGTACAAAGTATTAACTAGCTATAAAGACAAAGAGCTCTCTCGTATTCTGAATGTAAATGATGTGGTTGAAATGACTGTGAAGCGTGCAAAAGAAGTCAATGAGAATTTGAAACCTAAAAATGGAATTCTAGAACGCATCGACAATAAGTAGGTGAATGCAGTGATTAATATGGAGCTTTTAAAAAAGCATTGCAAAATCGACCACAACTTTGAAAATGACTTACTGACAATGTATTACGAGTGGGCCAAACATGATATAGCAGCAGCAATCACTGACGACTTTGATTGGTTAGAAACGCAACCGCTTTTTAAAGCTGCTATATTCCCGCTCACTGCATACTATTTTGAAAATCGTATTGCATATACTGAACGAAAATTAGACTATGCGCCGCACATGGTTTTGAGTGTAGTGCATAAACTGAGGGACGCTTATGCGGTTCGATTCGAATAGATTAAATGAGCGTGTGACGTTTTATGAAGATGTCAGTAAGTCTATTAAAGGGTTACCGCAAAAACCGATTACTAAAGAATTGTATAGTTGTTATGCGTCTGTACAAGATGCAAAAGAATCAGACACACAAACCAGTATTCAAAACAGTACAGAATTCATCAAAACAATTATTATACGTGATCCACGCGCTGATTATAACCCAACAAACAAACATTACGTATTGCATGACGGTAATCGTTATGATGTTGTGTATGTAAAAAAAGATTATCAAGACAAATCCTTTATACGTGTATATTGTAAGGTTGTGATTTGATGCCCGCAAAAATTAGCAGAAATGATATAGAACAAGGTCTCATGCGACAACAACTTAATTTTAAGGCTAATCAAAAGCGTGTGTTACTTGCAGGAGCAATGTCATTGATTCCTGCATTAAAGAAAAACACGCCATTGAGTGATAGAAAATCACATGCTAAAGACCATATATCAGTATCTAATGTAAAAAAAGATAAAGACAGTGGAGAAAGCTATGTAACAATTGGTTATACAAAAGGTTATGCGCATCGTATACACGCGACAGAGTTTGGAACAATGTATCAACAACCACAGTTATTCATTACAAAAACAGAAAAAGCAAATAGAGATACAGTCTTTAAAGCAATGTCTACTGCTTTCAGGAGGTTGAACAAATGAATATTACAGAGTTGATTTACGATACTATTGTTCAAAACAAAGACATAACTATTGAGGATAATGTTTTCAGGTATGTAGTACCTCAAAACTTTCACGAAAAAACAAAAAAACCAATCGTCAGAATTGTACCACTACCTTACCATGCTGATGAATATGCTGACGACACTGAACTTACGAGAGAATATGATTTTCAGATAGATATTTGGTGGTCATCAGATGAACCATACAATCAAGCAGAGTTGATTGTACAAGCATTAAAAAATATAAATTTTAAAACTTATTATAGAGAACCTTTGTACGAAGTTGAAACACAGACGTTTCGAGAAATTATTCGTGCAAACGGTTCTCTTTTAATTTAGGAGGACTATAAATGGAAAAATTAAAATTAAACTTGCAACACTTTGCGGAAGCGACAGGTGTTTCCGGAATCGCAATTGGTGTCACTAATTTTTATTGGGCGCCAATTAAAACGGATGACGGTTCGAAGTGGGAAGTTAAAGGTGGACACCGTACACGCTTCTTAAAAGAAATCGAAGTAGACCGTCCACAAGAAACCGAAGAAGAGTACGGTGATAACATTGTTGCTGCAACTGCCGTGTCTAATGGTAAATTATCAGTTAAAACGACATTCGTATCGATTCCGTCAGAACAAAAAGCATTTTTAGCGGGTGCTAAAAAAGGCGAGGGCGGCTTTAAATACGGTGCAAACGATATTCCGCCAGACGTCGCAGTTGTGTTTGAACGTACAAACCATGACGGTTCGTCAGAATGGGTAGGATTATTCAAAGGTAAATTCACACGTCCGAACTTATCAGGTCAAACAAAACAAGACAAAGTTGAATTCCAAAACGACGAAGTAGAAGGTTCATTTGTTGACCGTTTATTCGACGAATCATCACATGTGACTGGATTTGATAAAAAAGGTGAGCATAAAGGACGTGACTATGTATTTACTGAAACATTTGGAAAAACGTTTGACGAGTTTATTTCTGATTTAAATCAAGAGTTAGAAATTGACGAGGTTGAAAAAAAGATGCCGGGAAAGACCTCTGAGGAGAGCGTTAGAAGTGTAGCGTTTTCCAAAGAATCGACAACAATTAAGAAAGATATGACTGAACAATTAGTAGTCACTACTGTTCCTGAAGATAAACCAGTTAAATACGAAGTGACTGACGGTGAAGAGTATATCAGCGTTAATTCAAACGGTCTTGTAACAGCAAAAGAAGTGGGAAGCGCTGAAGTTACGGCAACTTCAGGTGACCAAAGCGACACTATCAGCATTGAAGTGGAAGAAGATGAATTACAAACGATTTAAAAGGAGGGGCTAACCCCTCTTTTATTTTTGCGCAAAAATAAAAAAACGAAAGTAGGAATAAAAAATGGCAAGAACTTCAATTGAATTAATTACAGGTTATACAAAAACAGGTAAACCACAAACTAAAAAATATTTTGCGAAACCAAGCCTGTCACTTTTTGACACGCTTCAAGGTTCAAAATTATCTGCACGTGTTTCGAAATTGTTTAAAGAACCGGATTTCGAAGAATTGACACAAGAAGAATTAGAAAAATTAAGTGAAATAGAACAAAAAGAATATCAAGCAAAAGTAGCTGAACATCAAGAGCGAGTCGTTCAACAGCTTGAAATCCTTGAAGAAATTTCTGAATTTATTGTTGATGGCTTCGGTAATCAATTCACTTCTGAAGAATTACAAAAAAGTATTTCAGCAGGCTTTGAAGGAATCAAAAATTTGATTGGTTTATTAGAAAAATTAATTTCAGGAGACGTAGACGATACAAAAAAGTTCGTGACAGAGCAGAAGAAATAGATCCTGAAGATTTAACGCCGGAAGGGCGATATAAAAACTATATGAAAGTTGCTAGACAACTTATCGAAGATGGCATGGACCCTGAAAAAGTGGCGAACATGCCTATTCATTTTTTCTTAGAAATCGTAAATAGCAAAGTCGAAACAAAGAAAAAAGCAAAAAGTTTTGCAGATATTTTTTAAGAAAGGAGGTTAATTTATGGCGAGTCCTATTGGAAATATGGTCATACGCGTTGATTTAGACGGTGCGGGCTTTAATAAAGGTATTGCAGGTTTAAATCGGCAGATGCGTATGGTATCGCGCGAAATGAGCGCAAATCTATCGCAATTCGGACGCTACGATAAATCTTTAGAGAAATCAAGGTTAAAAGTTGATGGATTAACTAAGCGTCAACAACTTCAAACACAGAAAGTTAAAGAATTGAAAGCGCAATATAATCGTTTATCCGCTGAAACAGGAGAAAATAGCGCTAAAACACAAGCTGCAGCATCAAAATATAACGAAGCATATGCAAAATTGAATTTATATGAGCGTGAGTTACAAGAAGCAACTAATGAAATGAAACGAATGGAAACGCAACAACGTGCTTTGAATACTTCTATGGGTAAATTGGGTGCTAAGTTGTCTAGTTGGGGTCCTAAACTTCAAGAAATTGGTCGAAATATGCAGTCAATTGGTCGAAGTATGAGTTTGTATGTCACTGCTCCAGTTATTTCGGGTTTCGGTGCGGCAGTTAAAAAAAGTATTGATTTTGACGATTCAATGCGTAAAGTAAAAGCCACATCAGGTGCTACAAGCGGTGAGTTTCAACAATTACGTGATAAAGCTCTCGAAATGGGTGCGAAAACTAAATTTAGTGCCAGTCAATCAGCTGAAGCTTTGAATTACATGGCATTGGCAGGTTGGGATACAAAAGAAATGATGACAGGCATCGACGGTGTCATGCAATTAGCAGCCGCGTCAGGTGAAGATTTAGGTGCAGTGAGTGACATTGTTACTGACAGTTTAACAGCATTCGGTTTAAAAGCAAAAGACAGTGGTCACTTTGCTGACGTGTTAGCACAAGCAAGTTCTAAAGCGAACACAGATGTTCGAGGGTTAGGTGAAGCATTTAAATATGCAGCGCCAGTCGCAGGTGCGTTAGGATACACTGTGGAAGATACATCAATCGCTATCGGTTTAATGAGTAACGCAGGGATTAAGGGTGAAAAGGCAGGTACAGCATTACGTACAATGTTTACTAATCTCGCTAAACCTACAAAAGCGATGAAAAATCAAATGGACGAGTTAGGTATTTCAATAACTGACAGTCAAGGTAACATGTTGCCTATGCGTGATGTCATGGATCAATTGCGTGGAAAATTCAAGGGCTTATCTAAAGACCAACAAGCGAGCGCAGCAGCTACGATTTTTGGTAAGGAAGCAATGAGTGGCGCATTAGCTGTTATTAACGCATCTGACGAAGATTACAAAAAACTAACTAAGTCCATTGACAATTCAGCCGGCGCTTCAAAACGTATGGCAGACGAGATGGAAGGCGGTATTGGTGGCTCTATTCGTCGAATGAAATCAGCTATTGAATCACTTGCTATCAGTATTGGTGATGTTTTGGCGCCATATATCAAAAGATTAGCTGAATGGGTAGCAAATGCAGCAACTAAATTAAACGAGATGCCTAAAGGAACGCAAAAAGTCGTTGTTGGCTTAGGTTTAGTCGCTGCTGCAATAGGTCCATTACTCGTCACTTTAGGCGTAATGGTATCAACAATAGGTGCTTCATTCAAAGTTTTAGGACCACTTTTCAAAGGTATAGGTAAACTTACACTTTTAACACGAGGTGCTAACAGACAACTAAAAATATTTACTGCAACGCAAAAAATTTGGAATGGCGTTGTAAGTGCATCGAAAGCTATTGCAGATGGATATAGATACGCTATTGCTAGATTAAGTACTTCACAAGCGATTGCAACATTAAAAACCAAGCTATCGACAGCTGCAACCAAAATTTGGACTGCGACAACGAAAGCGGCAGCGCTTGCGACACGTGGTTTAGGTTTAGCAATTAGATTTATGACTGGTCCAATCGGCCTAGTAATCACTGCAGTAGGATTATTAGTTGGTGGGATTATACACCTTTGGCGTACAAACGAAACATTTAGGAATGCAGTTATAAAAATTTGGGATACCATAAAAAATTCTGTCCTCTCACTCGCGAGAGGGATATGGAATGGATTAAAATTTATATTTAATTCATCGTGGTTTTTTATTAGAACTGTTTTTACCACAATTAAAATTTTTATGACTCGAACATGGATTGCAATTAAAAATTCTGTATTGAATATAGTACGGAACATGCTTAATGGTATAAAAGCTGTTTTTACAAAATTGAGCAGTTGGACACGATCGTTATTCAACTCTGTTTATACTTTTATGCGGAATGTTTGGACAAATATACGGAACGTTGTCGTAAGAATTGCTTCTAGTTTGTGGAACGGTGTAAGAAACGTTTGGAATAGACTCTTTACAGGCACACGTAATATTTTCAGTAAAGTAAAATCTTGGCTTGTGAGCTTATGGACGTCATTAAAAAACAGGGTTATTTCTATAGGTTCGAACATGTGGGCAAATTTAAAAAGAATTTTTAATAATTTGTTTAATGGCTCACGTAGTATATTTAATCGAGTTAAATCTTTTATGGTTAATATTTGGCAATCAATTAGACGTTCAGTAACTAGTATTGCATCTAGTTTATGGAATACTGTTCGACGAACTTTTAATAATATGGCTAACGGATTAAAGTCCATTATTGGAAGAATTAAAAGTCATATTGGTGGTATGGTAAGTGCAATCAAACGAGGTTTAAACGGCTTAATTAAAGGTTTAAACTGGGTAGGTTCAAAACTCAGCTTACCCAAGATACCTACTTTATCAACAGGTACACAACGAATTAATAGACATATCAAAACTACTCATGACGGTCGTCTGAAACATGGCACAATGGCTGTTGTGGGTGATAAAGGACCAGGAAACGGAAGGGGTATTGACGGACGTCGCGAGTTAATACAGTACCCTAACGGACGGACAGCTTTGACACCTGCAAAAGATACAACGACATGGCTCCCTAAAGGTTCACGTGTTATTAGTGGTAGCATGCGACAGCAATATGAAGAAGCAGAAGGCGCAGGTATGTATCCGCGCTTTAGCGTAGGAACGTGGCTTGGTAAATCTACAAATTGGCTTGCGAATAAGGCAGGGGCGATAGGTAGTGCTATAAAAAATAGTGCGGGTTGGCTTACGGATAAAATCGGTGACGTTATGGATTTCATGGATAACCCAGGAAAACTTTTCAATAAAGTAATGTCTCTAATGGGCGTCGATTTTGGTGGTCTGACAAAAGGCATGGGCATTGTCGGTCAAATTGCACGCGCTGCATTTGCAAAAATCAAAAAAGGTGCAATTGATTGGATTAAAGGCGGATTCGACGCACAAGCTGGTGATGGTTCTGTGTTTGATAGCTTTAGAATATTACAACCATATTCAGCACCACCAAAGGCGCCTAACCCTAATTATCCATTTAATGGTGGCGTCCATCACGGTGTTGACTATGATACACCAGTCGGCACACCGATTCGTACCCCGATGGGTGGTCGTGTTAGAAGTTGGTACGACAATTATGGCGGTGGTAAAGCTATTACTGTGCAAAAAGGTCGTACTTTCCTATGGTTCATGCACTTGTCTGAACAGTTGCGCAGAACAGGTGAACAAATTAAAGCAGGTCAATTAATCGGTAAATCAGGTAATACTGGTTCTATGACTAACTACCGACACTTACATTTTCAGGTCAATCAAGGCGGAGAAGCGAACCGATTTTCTACAGACCCGATTCCTTGGTTACGTAAAAATGACAAAACAGGTGGCGGTAAAGGTTATCCTGCCGGCTCAGGTGCAGCATACGCAAGTCGTGTTATCAGTCAAGCACAGAGTATTCTCGGCGGCAGATATAAATCGCGTTACATTCATGACCAAATGATGCGCGTAGCAAAGCGTGAGTCAAACTATCAACCTAACGTAGTAAATAACTGGGACATTAATGCGTTGCGTGGTGACCCGTCAAGAGGATTATTCCAGATTATCGGTTCTACATTTAGAGCTAACGCTAAATCTGGTTACACTAACTTTAGTAACCCACTTCATCAAGCGATTTCAGCGATGCGTTATATTGTTGCGCGTTATGGTTGGGGTGGTTTCAAAAGAGCCGGTGACTATGCATACGCAACAGGTGGATTAGTCCACAAAGGATTGTATCAATTAGGTGAAGATGGTTATCCAGAATGGGTTATTCCAACTGATCCATCACGAGCAAGTGATGCTGCAAAATTGTTAGCGTTAGCTAGTAAAGATATTAGTAAAAACAAACGTCCAAAGAACTTTAATAGCAGCGCTATCGGTAGTAATACTAACGGAAATAGTAAACTTGAAAGCAAATTAGACACAATGATTGGCTTATTGATTAAGCTAGTAGGTAGTAATGAAGAAATTGCAGATAAAGACTATACTCCTGTAATCGACAACTTTGGATTAAAAGATTTTATCAATGTAACAATGGATAAGCGTGAACGTGAGAACTCTCGCAAAACTAGATATGGCGGAGGTGCTTTAATTTAATGAATGACACAATTTTAGTTAATGGTAAGTCACTTCCGTGGCTTTTTGTTCAAAGAGGGTTTAAAATACCCTCTTTTAATTTTGAGATAAAAACAGATGCGGTAAATGGACGTGCAGGAAGTGTATTTAAATCTAGAGGATTGTCAGAATATCGATTTGATTTACCACTAGTCATACACAATGATTTTCTTTCGCACAGTGGTATTAAATCACATGACGATGTTTTAAGTGAGTTAGTTAAATTTTTTGATTACGACGAAGCAGTTAAACTTCAACTAAAATCAAAAAAGTGGTACTGGAACGCTTACTTTGAAGGTCCACTAGAAATAAATAACAAAACAGAAAACAATATTAATGTTGTTACTGTAAAAGTTATCCTCACTGACCCGTACAAATACGCTATTGATGGCAACCAAAACACTGCAATCAGTGACGCGGTCTCTGTGGTTAATGCAGGAACAGCGGAGACACCAATCATTGTGGAAGCAAGAGCGTTACAGAACTCAAACTACTACATGATTTCAAAAGGTGACGAAGATTACTTCATGATTGGTGACGATGATTTAGATAAGCCGTTAAAAGATTATTCGCCTTTGATTTTAGAAGATGAATCGCAAACACTTTCGGGCTGGAACAAGCAAAGCACTATTGATTTTACTGACAATCAAACTGGTGGAAAAGTTGGCGGTAGTTTTATTGTTTCAGATTCAAAACAAAGTTTTTATTTAAATAATGATTCTGTTTCAGGTAATGGTTGGAACGGCGCAATGTATAAACGTTCGTTCAGCAAGCAAGCACAAGATTTTACGACAACAGTTAAATTCGGAATTAATCAAAAAAATAAAGGTGCTGTAAGATTCGCTCAATATATTTACGATTCAGACAATCGTGTTATCGCTTCAATCGGCTATACTAATCCAAACGCTAAACAGGCTATAGGTACGATTATTGTTACTTTATTCGACCAATCAGGCAATCAACAAACGGTATATAAATACAAAAATAATCCAAGTTTGTATAAACTTGATAGCTTTGTTGTGTATATCAGACTAACGCGCAAAGACAATGTTTTTACTGTTAAAAGTTGGAAGTACAAAGAATTTCCGTATCCGTTGAGAAAAAAAGCGTTTGACGAGCATGAAAGACAATTTGTTGATGGCGGTAACTTTTATCAACGTCCAGTCGTAGCACTGTCTCTATACAGCGCTAAAAATGGTAGTAACAATGTTATGCCTTTATATATCTTTGGTACTTACACACGTGAGTTGTTACCGAGACCTACAAATGCACGTGACATGATTATTAAAAAAGGTGATTTAATTACGATTGATATGGCCACAAAAAATGTACTTGTGAACGAAGAATCATTTTTATCCGAAAAAACGTTTGGTAGTAACTATTTCAACGTCGATAAGGGTCACACAGAACTCGTTATTAATCCGCCTGGAATTTTTGACACAACAGTGAAGTGGCAAGACAGATTTTTGTAGAAAGGGGGTTATACATTGATCCATGTAATGAACTTTAAAGGTAAAATAGTTGATTTTATATCGCAATCAGATAGTGCGGTAATTCATGCAGTTCATAAACGCGATATTAATGAACGTATGGAAACATTCGATTTTACGATATTGTCTGAACGTACAATTCATCTGCAAGAACGCAACAGAATCATTATACAAGATAAGAACGGCCAGTATCGTGAATTTATTATAGACAGAATTTCAGCAGATATAGACGGTTATACTGAGGTTGAGACAGTCGCATCGTACCTTGAAGATATAACAAAAGCACGTCCATACGCACCTAGTAAATTTGAAAAGATGACAACTAAACAAGCGTTATCAGATGTACTTAAAGACACGGGATGGCTTGTGTCAGACGCTACAGAATATAACGGTTTACGAACAACCTCGTGGACGTCGTATCAAACGAGGTACGAGGTGCTGTTACAATTATGCACCACATATAAAATGATGGCTGATTTTTATATTGATTTAGGATCTAACCGTGTTGATAGTCGTAACGTTGTCTTACGAAAACGCAACCCTCTTTTCAAAGGGAAAGAAATCACATATGGCAAGGACTTAACAGGGTTAAAGCGCACAGTTGATTTTTCAGAAATTAAAACGGCGCTATTGTGTGTAGGTCCTGAACCGGATGAAGGTAAAAAACGCCTAGAATTAGTTGTCAAAGATGATGATGCTCAAGCCAAGTACGGATTGCCTGGTCGTTATAATTGGGGCGTTTACGAGCCTGAATCCGAAGACCAAAATATGACTGAATCACGTTTACGAACTTTAGGTACCACAGAACTTAATAAACGTAAATCAGAGGTCATCAGTTATGAAGTAACTGCTATCGATATTGAAAAAGAATTCAAACACGAAATCATAAATCTAGGTGATATGGTACGTATTAAAAACCGAGATTTTACACCGCCTCTATATGTAGAAGCTGAAGTTATATCAGAAGAATACGACTTAATCAGTAAAGATGTGACGTATGGCTTTGGCACTTATAAAGAATTTAAAGAAAGTGACTTAAGAAGCTCGTTCGATAGAAAATTAGACGCTATTCGACAAAAGTTAAACGACAATTTTTCAAATGTTAATACGATAGTCAAAGATTCGTTACAGAGTGAATTGCAGTACTTTGAACGTAAAATTTTGAAAGGTGATACACCGCCAGATAATCCTGTTAACGATTTACTGTGGTTAGACACGAGCAATTCTAAAGTGGCTGTATTACGTCGTTACTGGAACGGTGAATGGATTAAGTCATCAGCCGAAAACGCTTCTGATGTAGGCGCTGTTACGCGTGAACAAGCGTTATATAGCGAGTTAAGTAATACATTCGTAAACTTAACGATTCAACATAGTAGATTAATGCATGATGCGTCCGTAGCGTTAGAATCTGAATATCTTGTTGATACTGATATTAAAGTAGAAGTGAATAACAAATTGAACGATACTATCGGCGTGTTTAACGAGATAAAGCAAAACTTAGACAGTATGACATCAGAAACTGCAACAATTGGAAAACTTGTCGATACACAAGCATTATTTTTAGACTATCGTGCTAAAATGCAAGCGTTATACAACACGATTGAAAACGCTAAGATAGCGATTGATGAGCGTTTTAAGCTGTTGCAATCGCAATATACAGATAAAAAGTATAATGAAGCGATGGAGAAAATCGCAGGAGCATTACCAGGTGGCAATTGGAACGCTGAAACTGGTCAATTAACTGGTGATATTCCAAATGAAGAAAGAATAAACGAGATTGAAATTGCTTTACAACAAAATTTGACAGACCAAATCAATGGTGCAAATCAAATTTTAAATAATCAAGTTGATGCAAAGTTGTTGCAGTTAAAAGATGAAATCACGTTATCGGTACGAAGTGTTAACGAAAAAATAGAACAGAAATCACAAGAATCAGAAGCTTATGCAGAACAACAAAAACAAGAAGCAATAGACACTTCTAATAAAGCGCTAGAATCTGTCAAAATACGCACGACACAAGCCGAAAACAGCATCAAAGCGCTACAAGATAGTTTACTACTAACAGCAACAAAGACGGACGTACAACGCACGTTAGACGAGCAATTAAAGCCGTTGAAAAACGAAGTGAATGAGCAAAAAGCACAACTACAGATCATGTCTGATTCTATCGACAGTAAAGTGAGTCAATCCGAGTACACAACAGATAAAAATGGTATTGTAGAACGTTTAAATTCGGCTGACACAGAACGACAACAATTAAGTAACGAGATTAGCGATAGAGTTACATTAAGCGAATACAACAGTGGTATTGATAGTACAAAACAATATGCTGATGAACAAGTTAACAATTTAACTTTAGGTAATGTTAATCTTATTAAAAGTTATCATTCTCCGGAATATTTAAAAACAGCAACGGTTGAAGATGATTATAGCTTACTTTTTTCGACATCAGGAAAAAATATCAACTTCTTTTTCTATGACTCGAACGGCTATACAAATACACCGCTCGAAGCAAATACTGACTACATTTTAAAATTACATGAAGCTGATGAAAATGTTGAAATGGGTGTCTTTTACAATAAAGGACGTAACACTATTAAAACATATACAAAAGACAGGGTAATACGCTTTAACACAGCTGATAAAGTAGATTTTAGAATTTTATTAATTGCACGTGACGCAAATGTGCATGCTGGTAAATTAAGTTTATACAAAGGAACAAAAGAATTGGATTGGACACCTAATCCAGAAGATGTTAACGCTAAAATCGATCAGGCAAAAGCAAGCGCTGAAAAATCATCAAAAGCGTATACAGATGACAAAGTACAACAAGTGAACCAAACACTCTCAACTCACGAAACACGCTTAACTCAAAATGGTAAAGATATTGCGTTAAGAGCAACACAAGAAGAGCTCAATGCTAGTAAAAAAACATTATCGCATGTGATTGCTGATTTAACTGTAAACACAACGACTGGATTAACGATGACATATGACGAAAATGGTGCGATTCAATCTCACACTATCGGTCCGGACGGTATCAAGTTAAAAGGTGATAGAGTAGATATTACAGTTAACAAAGACTTTAATGTGTTAGTAAATGATGTTGCGAATAAAGCTGATGAAACAAACATTATTAATAAGATAAACCTGTCACGAGAGGGGCTAGACATCAACGTTAATAAAATCGGTATACGTGGTGGTAATGATTTTTCGTACGTCGATATTAGGAATGACCAAATTGAATTAAGCGGTGAATATACACGCACTTTTAGAGGAGATACACAAAAAGACTTTGTGTATACAAGAATAAAAGGTGGTTTGCTTCGTTTTAGAAATAATACACGCAATCGCTCGCTTTATTATTCAGATTTTGGTATATCGACATATGTTGATGGTGGTCCTAATGAGTCTTCGGGGACATTACAATTTTTTGATTACACATACAGCAAAAATGCTAGAGGTGTTACCTTAAATAGTGTGACTGGTGTCGTTGCTTTACGGTCGGATAATAATAGTATTGTTATTGAATCATCACTAACAACTAATATTGAAAGCAATAATTATTCGGTTTATATAAGACCGTTTAAACAATCGCGTGCAGGTTTAAATGAATTTCAGTTTTATGTAAAAGATGCTGATTCTAGTAGTAATACTGACGGTTGTATTTTATTTGGAAACTTAACTAATCCAAACGGCGTACACGGTTCTGGCATTCGATTTAGTAAGTCGCGAACTGATAACATCTTATATGTTACTAATCCAAATGGGGATATTGGAACAGGTGATATTTCGGTCAAAATGGCTGAGATACGGGAACATATTAGGACTATTGGCATGTTAGAAATACGACAATGGAGCAACTCAAAAGCTTTTAATCAAATTAAAGTTGGAGCAGTTAACACAACAAATAGCGTTGTAATGGCTTCGCATAGTGGTGGTAATGCGTATTATGGTGTTGGTGGCGGAAGTAATGAGATGCGAGTTACTAATAACAACGGCTACAACGGAGGTAATACCTCGTACAAACCAGTTCGAGCATCAGCTTTTAATAACGCTTCGTTAGCCGAATATAAGAAAGATATTAAAGTGTGGGATTACGATGCTTTGAGCGTAATTGCTAACGAATTAGAATTGTATCAATATCGATATAAAGGTGATACAGATGACCAAATGCTACACAGAGGTGTTGTAATTGGTGCAGGTTATTCTACACCGGCTGAATTTGTTTTTGGTGACGGTGTTAATTTATATGAAATGCTGACATGGTCGCTCAGATCCATACAACAGTTAAACGAAAAAATCAAAGAACTGGAGGAACAATTAAATGAACAAACTACAAGCTAATCCACAATTAACAATTGATTATCTAACGCAAGAGGTCGCACGACTTACACAAGAGAATGCAATGTTAAAAGCAATCATTCAAGAACAAAATACAGATAATGAAGCGTCTGACGAATAGTTAGGCGTTTTTATTATATATAAAATTATTTTAGGAGGAATTTATAATGGAACAATTTACAGAATTTTACTTAGTAGAGGTTAATAAAAATGGTGAGGAAAGTGCGCTAATGCAGAACTATTCAAATAGCTTTGTGCGTGGTGCGTCACCTGCTAACGCGTATAAATTTAAAGATGAGGAGCAAGTTAAAAAGGTATGTGCAATGCAAAACATGCTCGCAGGGATTTTTAACAACGGAACAAAAACGTATTACGTTAAACAAGATGTGACGCGTACTAAATTAGATGAAAAAGGTGAGCCGTACACTTTAGAAGATGAGTAGGTGACATAATGTTTGGCTTTATGAAACGAAGAGAGCATGAATGGCGCATCATGCGTCTAGAAGAAAATGATAAAGATATGTTTAAAAAGTTAGATAACATTGAACATAGTCTCAGAACGCAAGAAAAAGTTTATGACAAACTTGATAGAACTTTCGAAGAGTTGAAGAAAGACAGACTGAAAGAAGAGCAAAATAAAAAAGAGAATGCTAAAAATATTCGAGAACTAAAAATGTGGATGTTAGGTGTTATAGGAACTATCGCAAGTACAATTATAATCGCTATTTTACGTACTTTTTTTGGTATTTAAAGGAGGTGATTACTATGTTATTCGGTTATAGTTTTTGGGCGTGTTTTTGGTTCGGTAAATGCAAACGATAATTAAAACAAGGTCGGCGCTTATGCGTCGGCTTTTTATTTTGAGGAGGATTATATATGGAAGATAAAATAAAACAATTTATCGCTTTAATCGGTGGCTTTGTGGGTGCTTTATATCTGGCGTTACAAGCTAGCGGAATTAGTGCGGAATGGATTAACCCACAAGCAGTTGACGCTTGGATTAACGTGTTAAACACTGGCGTGCCATTAGTGTTAGTAGCGTACGGCGTGTGGAAAAACACGTTTATTGTTAAAAAATCAGCACGTAAACAAGAGGAATACCTTAAAGAGAAAGGGCTGAAATAAGAATGAATTTAAACGATACAGAAAAACTCGAAGGCATCGGCGGAGTTTGGGCAAAAATAAGAATGAATTTAAACGATACAGAAAAACTCGAAGGCATCGGCGATGTTTCTGAAAAGGAAATTAAAAATATTGAATTACAAAATCATGAAAAAGATGAATTTATTGGATTAGAAGCAGATATTGAGGAGGATTCATTATGGGATACAAAATAGTTAATATGTGGACACCATCGTATTTATATCCATACAAAGCGCCGTACTATATGCACCCTAATAAGTTAGCGATTCACAACACAGGAAACACTGCCACTGCACGTAATGAAGTTGCTTATATGAATGGTAATCGTAATTACGTATCTTATCATGTTGCAGTAGATGACAAGGAAGTCGTTCAAGCCATTCCTTTCAATCGTAACGCTTTCCATACTGGTGATGGTATTGGTTTAAATTCAGGTAACCGAACAGCTATCGGTATTGAAATTTGTTATTCTATGGATAACGGATATAGCGGTGCAAAGTCTGAACGCTATAAAAAAGCGGAAGACAATGCAGCTTTATATGCAGCACATGTGTTGCATCAATACGGTTGGGGTATTGATCGTATGTATCAACATTACTGGTACAGTGGCAAGGATTGCCCACACAAAATGCGTGCTACTGGAACTTGGGCAGAATTTGAGAATAAAGTCCAACATTACTTGAACCAAATCAAATCAGGTAAAACACCATCTAAGCCTAAAGCGAAATCTAAAACTTCAAAAGTAGGAGAATGGAAACGTAATGAATATGGGACGTTATATAAAAAAGAAAAATTTAGATTCACTGCAAATTCGGATATTATCGCTCGTTTAGAGGGGCCTTTTAGAAGTTGTCCAGTTGGATATACATTTAAAAAGGGCGGATATGTTGATTATGACGAATTGATGTTACAAGATGGCCATGTTTGGATTGGATATACGTACAAAGGTAAACGCTATTACTTGCCTATTAGAACATGGGACGCTAAAACTGGTAAAGTTGGTAAGTTGTGGGGAACTATCAAATAAAATGTGGTATAATAAACTTACACGACATGATTAAAGGGTAGCTTATACGGCTACCCTCTTTTTTTATGTTATAATATTGATAAACGATCTACTCTATAATTTACTCAGTTATAGCGTGAGGAGCTAACTGTTGCGACGGTTGCCTCTTTACCCACCACACTCTAACCGGTGTGGTTTTTTATGAGAAAAATTAAAAAAAGATGAGGAAAAGGGTTGTTAATCACGATTAATCGTGATATAATATATATAGAAAGTTGAAGGGAGGAAAAAAGAATGCTAGAAACTTTCGAAAGAATAGCAAATATCGTCTTTACAGTAGCATCGACAATAGCGGTCATCAAAGCACTGAAAGACGATAATAAGAAATAAGGTTACGCCCCAAAAGGGGCAACCTTTCTAATTAAATTCTAGCATTTAAAAACTATGAAAACAACTTCTATAATTTTAATAATACTACTATGGATTAATTTGTTTATTGGAAATTCATTCACAAGCACAGCATTAACTTTAGCAACAACTTTGGTCATTCTTAAACTATACAAAAAAGGTGATTAACTTGAATTTTGAAAACGTGAAGCAAGATATAAAAAAGTTATTCAAAGTACAAAATGGCAGTCAAATATCAAAAGCGACTGGTTTGCCATATCAAACTGTGCAAGATTTAAGAAATGAAAAAACTAATTTAGATGATGCCAGACTCAGAACGATCGAAAAACTATACAACTACCAAAAACAACTAGAAAAAGAAAATCAATAA